TTTGTTAGACATAAATTACTTTGTGAATAACCACTTTACGAATCTTCTCCAGGGCCAACAAATTATGTCCCAGATTTTACAACAAATTCTTTTACATTTATCCATCATTTTTTTTCTCCTCTATCTCATAGAAGAAGTTATCAGTGTCTTCTGTTCGCCACTGTTGTGTATCTTCTACGTTCCAATAGTTAGTTTGAACCTTCCAATCAGGTATTTGGTCTTTCACCGTAAACGATGGTATATCCCAAATTAATCTATTGTTAGGTTGTGCCGCGTAGTTGCCATCATTTAGTGCAAGTACGTGAGCGCACTTGTGTTCGTGCGGGATCTCAGAATGATCAGTGTCTAATATATTAGGCTCTGGATGTGCAAAGTCAACAGTAAATAAGTAACGACCCCAGTGCCATTTTTTATCTTTACCGATGTATTTTCCTGATTGTGCTTCTAAAATATCCCAACTAGTAATAGCAGGATAATAACTAAAACAGTTCCAGAGCTGAAGCTCATCAAGTCGTCTCCTTGGGACGTCAGTAACTTTGAATCCACGTTGAATAAACGCCGTAATAGGGAGTCTATAAAAGACTGC